GTCCGTCAGCAGTTTCAAGATGGACCGCGACGGCGACGGCGTGTACGAGGAAACGTGGGTGCAGGGCACCGACTACCAGCTGTCGGTTTCCCCCGGCCGGTACAACACGGGTGCCAAGGGTGAGCAGTGGCCGTACACCGGGTTCAACATCCTGGGGCCGAAGTGGGTCACGGTGGTGTGGCCGTGGTCCCATTTGGACCGCATCCAGATCACCGGCGTGTTCGGCTGGCCTGCTGTTCCGGCGGCGGTGAAACAGGCCAGCCTGATATCGGCCGCCGATCTTTTCCGCATGAAAGATGCGCCATTTGGCGTCGCCGGATTCGGCGAATTCGGTGCAGTAAAAATTACCGCCAACCCAAAGGTCATGGCACTTCTGCAGCGCTATATTAGTCCTAAGCGCGTAGGAGTGTGAGCAGTGATTAAGCGACTTTGCGAGTGGCCTGAGTGCACTCGTCCCCACAGTGCGGTTGGCCTCTGTGCCATGCACTACCAGCGTCGTTCCCATGGCCGGGACATGGACGCTCCGGTGATGCCTCACCGGAAGAAGGGGGAGCCGCCTCCTCGGTGTGTCATTGAGAATTGCGATGACTTGGTGATGGCCCGAGGGCTCTGTCCGATGCATTACATGCGGATGAGAGAAGGTCGGCCGATGCTTGAGCCGAAGCTCATCCGGGGCGGCGGCTGGGTAGATGAGCACGGATACCGGAAGACCCGGGTAAATGGGAAGGTCGTTGCTGAGCACCGGGTGGTCATGGAGCGCATGCTCGGCCGCCCGCTGCATCCATGGGAGAACGTGCACCACAAGAACGGTGTGCGGACGGACAACCGCCCGGAGAACCTTGAACTGTGGATCAAGTCGCAGCCGTCCGGGGCGCGGGCTGAGGATCTGGTGGCGTGGGTGATGGACACCTACCCGGAGCTGGCGGCTGAGCACCTGCGCGCCCGCCTGAGGGCCGTCTAGCGTGGCGCAGCTGACGTTCCCGCAGGTGCGGCAGGCCGTCGCCGACTACCTCACCTCCAGCATCGGGCTGCGCGCCACGGCGAACCGGTTCGGTGCCGTGAACCCGCCGATGGCCGTCGTCGCCCCCCAAACCGGCAGCCTGATCCGGTACCAGGTCAGCACCGACGGCGAAACCGACTACTCGCTGCGCGCGATCGTCCTGGTGTCCGAGGGTGACTCAACGAGTGGGCAGGACGCCCTCGACGCGTACCTGTCCCCGGTGGGGGCCCTGTCGGTGCACGCGGCGGTGCAGAAAGACCCCACGTTGGGCGGGCAGGTGTCGTACTGCGCGGTCATCGAAGCCACCGGGTACGGGCTGACGAACTGGAACGGCGTGGACTACCTGGCCTGCTCCCTCGTCCTGAACATCGGCACCTGACATGCGGTGGCTGGTGATCCACCCCGGCCCGAGCTTCAGCGTGGCTGACGTTTACGACGGGTGGGTGGGGGCCCTCCGTGGCCTTGGTGAGCAGGTCATGGAATACCGCCTCGACCGGCGCCTCACGTTCTTCGACCAGGCGCTGTTCGCCGACGACCTCACCGACGAAGAAGGCCGGCAGGCGATCCACAAGGCGCTGCCACGGGACAAGGCCCTGGAACTGGCCGCGGAGGCGATCGGTTCCATGTGCCACCAATTTTGGCCGCACATTGTCCTGTGCACCAGCGCGTTCTTCGTCCCGCCTTTGACGTTGCAGGTGATGCGGGAACGCGGCCACAAGATCGTCATGCTGTTCACCGAGACGCCGTACCAGACCGGGATGCAGCTGAAGATCGCCGAGTTCGCGGACCTGTCCCTGGTCAACGACCCGTGTGACATTGACCGGTACCGGGCGGTGGGCCGGGCGGAGTACATGCCGCACGCCTACCAGCCGAAGGTGCATTACCCGGGCGGGCAGCGGGGCCGGCATTACGACCTGGCGTTCGTCGGGTCCGGGTTCCCGTCCCGCATCAAGTTCTTCGAGGCGATGGACCTGGCTGGCCTGGACGTGAAACTGGCCGGGCCGTGGTTCGGCATCCCCGCGGATTCGCCGTTGCGGGACTACGGGGAGATGTCACCCGACGGGTGCGTCACCAACGCGGAGACCGCGGCGATCTACCGCCGGGCCCGGGCCGGGATCAACTTCTACCGGCGTGAGGCCGAGGACGGGCAGGAAGGCCAGGGCTGGGCCTGCGGTCCCCGCGAAATCGAGATGGCGGCGTGCGGGCTGTGGTTCATGCGCGACCCGCGCGGCGAGTCCGACGAGCTGTTCCCCATGCTGCCGTCGTTCACCTCACCGGCGGAGGCGGGGGACCTGCTGCGGTGGGCGCTGGCCCACCCCGAGGACACCGCTGAGGCGGCCATCAAAGCCAGGGCCGCGATCGCCGATCGCACGTTCGGGAACCATGCCAGGAAGCTCCTGGCGATGCTCGACCACTAGGAGACACACGTGGTACGTCGGCATGGAAGAAATGGCCAGATCTACATGGGCCTCACCTCAGCTGCAGTGGCCACGCCGATGCCGTTCCAGGCGTCCTGGTCAATCAACATGGTCACCGACAAGCAGGACGTGACGGCGTTCGGCGACGGCAACCACGTGTACGTGGCGGGGCTCCCTGACGCGTCCGGGGACTTCTCCGGGTACCTCGACGATGCCACCAGCCAGACGTACATCGCGGCGACGGACGGGCTGGCCAGGAACTTCTATTTGTACCCCGACGCCATTAACTCGCCGCTGATCTACTGGTTCGGGACCGTGCTGCCGGACATGTCCGCGGATGGGGCGATCGGCGGTGCGGTGAACTTCAAGAGTTCCTGGAACGCAGCCTCAAGAATACAAAGGTATGGCCCTGCGGGTTTGAATACCTGAACACCCCCGCTAGGGCGCCGGGCGCCTGTTCCCCTGGTTGGCGCGGACGATCCACACGGGCAGCCACAGGCCGCAGGTGAGCACGGTGAGCAGCAGGTGCAGGATGTGCTGGTTCGTGGTCAGCGGCACGCGGCCCCGGGCCGGCCGTGCGGCGGTGCGGGCGATCACGTCATCGGTGGTCTGGTGACGTGCGGCCTTCCACTGTTCAATGCGTTCACTGGTGGTCATCTTTCCTCTTCCCCTCGTATTCACCGTAACCGCGCGAATACCGCCGGGGAAGGGACATTCGTCCTATGACCGACCTGGACGGCGCCGCGCAGGAGTTCCGCGACCTGGCCATCGTGCTGCAGCAGGTCGGCCTCGACGGGCTGCGCCGTGAACTGTACAAGGCGGTCAGCGACGCCGCCGGGCCGCTCGCTGACCGGGTCAAGGACCCGTCCCACCTGCAGGAGTACATGCCGAACCGGTACGCCGATGTGCTGGCCGCCAGCCTGAAGGTCACCACGTCCAAGCGCACCGGCACCGACCCGGGGGTGTTCATCGTCGCCCGCGCCCCCACGGGCGGCCGTGGTGGCCGGCGTGTCAGGCAGCGAAACGAGGGCATCCTGGGCCACCCGGTGTTCGCCAGGCGCATGAAGCTGAACCCGCGGATGTGGGCCGGCTGGGTGTACCAGTCCAAAGGCATGCACCCGGGGTTCTTCGATGACCCGCTGGAACGCGGTGCGCCGCTGGTGCGGGAGCAGATCCTCGCCGCGATGAGACGTGTCGCCGAGGAGGCGACGAGGAGGCCATGACCGTGGCACTGAAGGTCACCATCAAAGGCGAGGTGTTCAGCTTCGACCGCCGGTATCCCCTCGCTGAGGCGATTGAGATCGAGGAACAGCTGGGGATGTCGTTCGGGAAGTTCCAGGACGACCTGTCGGCGGGGTATGCGCGGGCGTATGCGGCGTTCGCGTGGGTGGTGATGCACCGTAACGGCCGCGACGTGCCCCTGGCGGACATCCTGTCCGGGAAGTTCGACCTGGCCCTGGACGAGGTGATCATCGAGGAGGAGGGTGAGCAGCCGCCGGGCCCTCCCAGGTCTCCGACGACTTCTGGCGATGGTTCCCCGCCTTCGCCGCCACGTTCGGGTACACGCCGGAGCAGGTCCGCGGACTGAGCGTTGACGAGTTTGATCACTTGGTGGGGTTCATCGAGGAAACCACCCGGAACGGTTAAGGGGGTGCCCGGTGCCCGGTGAGTCTTTGTCGTTCGAGATCACCGCCAGTGACCGGGCGTCGTCCAGTTTCCGCAGCGTGGGCCGGGCGGCGGCGGACGCGTCGGTCAAGATGGACTTGGCCGCGGCCAGCGCGAAACTGTGGGACGACACCACCGCCAAGCAGGGGAAGGCCGCCGCGACGTCTGAGGCGGCGATGCGGTCCCACGCCAAGGCCGCGATGCTGCTCGCCGACACCGAGAACGTCCTGGGCGGCCGGGCCACCAAGACCACGAAGCTGATGGCTGACCAGGGCCGGGCCTTCGACGACGTCGCGAAGAAGGCAGGGCACGCCGCAGGCGGCCTGGACCTGGTCAGCAACACCGCCGGGCTGACGACCTCCGGGTGGGGTGCGCTGATCGCCGCGGGGGTGGCCCTGTCGCCGGTGATCGCCACGGTGGGCACCGGGCTGCTGGGGTTCGGCGCCGCCGCGTACGGGGTCGCCAAGCCGATCGCCACTGCGGCGCAGGCCACCGGTGGCCTGTCAGCGAACCTGTCCAAACTGAACCCCGAACAGCGGCAGGTCGCTGCGGGGCTACTGGGGCTCGGTGACCAGTTCGCCGCGTTCCAGAAGCAGATGCAGCCCGCGGTGTTCACCGTGTTCAACCGGGGCATTCAGCTAGCCGGTCACCTGCTGCACGATGTGCAGCCGGTGGCGTCAGCGACGGGGAAGGCCCTCGGCGGGATGCTCGGGCAGATCGACGCCGAGTTCCAGTCCGGGACGTGGCAGGACTTTTTCGGGTTCATGGCCCGTACCGCCGGCCCCGATGTTCAGTTGCTGAGCCAGGATTTCACCGGGCTGCTGAACATCCTGCCGCCGCTGCTGGAGGGGCTGCAGGGGGTAGCCACCGAGATCCTGAAAGACGCAGGCGGCATTTTCCGGCTCATCGGCGGCATCGAGGCGCTGGTCGCCGAAGAGCAGCACCTGAAGCAGGCGGCCACTGACAACACCGGCGTTCTGGGGGCACTGGGTCATGCCGTGGGGCAGGCGTTCGGGCAGATGTTCCCGGGGGCGCAGGCGGCGAAGAAGGTCGCCGACAACCTTGGCCTTCTGGGGGAGAACGCGGCACCGGCCGCCAAGAATGTTAAGGCCATCGTCACGCCGGTGTGGTCACTGAACACTGCGGTGGCCGCGCTGAACACGTCGATGGACACCCTGGTCGGCAACTTGCTGACGTTGCAGGGCGGGAACCTGTCGTGGAAGCAGGCGATGCAAAGCGCCACGTCGCAGCTGAAGTCGAACAGTGCCGGGCTGGCGGGGAACAGTAAGAACGCGCTGGCGAACAAGCAGGCGGTGCTGCAGGTCACGCAGCAGGCGCTCGCATTCGCCCACCAGGAACTGACCACCGGCCACAACATCGGCGGTGCGTCCCAGACGATCCAGGCGCAGATCAAGTGGCTGCAGGGGCTGCATGACAAGTCGGCGTTCGTCAGGAACGAGATCGAGGCGCTCCGCAAGGAAGAGGCGCGGCTGCAGGCGGAGCATGTCAACCAGACGATCAACGTTCAAGGGCTCGGCCACTGGTCGGTGTCCCAGTCCCTGGCGCCGGGCGCCGGGCACCGCCGGGCGGCGGGTGGCCTGATCCCGGGCACCGGCACCGGTGACACGTACCCGGCGCTGCTCACCCCCGGCGAGGTGGTGGTGCCCAAGCCGATGGTTGGCGCGGGCGCGGT